ACCTAGAAGCGACCGAGGAATTTTCAGTTAAGTAAACTCCAGGGCCATATAAAGAATCTATACTCTGGGCACCTTCTGTAAAAGCATCAAAGACCTGGGAAGTACCATGGTAAACACGATGGATTCCTGTAGCAGCAGTGCTAGGTGTAGATGGTATGATGATTGGTTCTGCTGGATGAGGCTGTTCTTCTACTATCCTTACTCGCCGTGGCTTATCTTCAGGAACTACCCTGACTCTAGGAGCTACTTCAGGAGGCAGGGCTGCTCCTTCAGATGCCCGTTCTAGCGCCCTCGATCCTGTTATTGTCCAGCCAGGAGTATCGGTGGCGTTCATTTTGCCTTTGTAGAATTCTACTTGCTGACTTGTCATACGACTGACAACTTCATCAGCTACCGCAGGATCTCGGGCGGCAAGAAGTTCCTGAAATAGTAGGTCATCCTTATAGCCAGTCACTTGGAGACTTACCTCGTCGATATTCTCCGCGATAATGTCTCCATCAGGAGCCGCAGCTGGGGACGGGGCTGCTGCTGCGGGAGGCTGCATTTCCGCCAACAGTGTGGCTTTCTCAGCATCTAACTTATCCATCTGCCGAGTAAGGCTATCAAATGCACTACTTTTGATAGGAGGAGGAACCATGCCCTGCCCAGGTCTACTTTGGCGAGCTAATAGGGCCTTGGCCCGGGTATCCAATGACGCCAGCTCTGCGTCTATTTCTGCAATTCGCACAGAGTGGTCAGGCAGAAGGCCCGTCTCCGGGACTGGGGCTGCTCCTCCCGGAGGAGTGTAATCTAACCCGTTACGAATAGACTCCAGGAGGTTATCAAGCTCTTTCATAACCTGTCTGGTAGGCAAACTATCGATCGGGATCGCTTGTAGACCGTCGTCAATCTTCAATACCAACCGAGCAGCTACATCATCTGTGCCAACTAAATCATTGTAGACAGTGCCTAATTGGTCTATCCAAGCTTCCCATGCTTCTCGAACACCAGAATCCATAACACCATCTGGGTCATTGCTCTGGTGCCGTACAAGACGTCCAAATGGATGAAGTAATTGTGCTGGATTATTCTCTTTTGCAAATTTTAACGATAGGCTAATATGGCCGCTTGGATCTTCTATCTCTGTGATATTCAGACGCGCTTGATCAGCAACAAACTCGTCGACTACCCCTTCTGTTCGTAGACGAGGTTGGTCGATAGCTCCCACGCCCTCTTTGATCCCTTGACCCCTCATCCGACGTTTGATCTGAGTAAATTCTTGTTTGACAGCTCTAGCTTCGTTTTCTATCGCTATAGCATCAGCTAGTTGGTTTCTTTCGCTCCTTATAGCCTCGATAACATTGTCAATAAGAACTTTACCTTCAGGACCTGTGTCTAGAGGAATAGTCAGTTGACGGTTCCACTCGTCAGCAAGAGGGTCTAATACTTCAAATGAACTACGACCACCTTTAGCTAACCTTAGAGTCGGGAACAATCTATTTAAAACGCTATTTTGGATTTGACCATACTTGTCATCATATTGTTTGAAGAAAGCGTTAAAGGAGTTCAACCATCGACGTTTGGTAGTAGTGAATTGTTCGCCAACAGCAACTGCTTGTTGCTCTAACTCACCGACACGTGGGTCCAGTCTTATATATTCATCTTCAAGTTCTGCTAGAGATAACGGCTCTTGATCCGCTCGTGCTGGTGCACGAGCTGGCGTAGGAGCTGGTTGAGGAGCTGCTCCAGGAGCCGGTGTTGGAACCACCTCCGGACCTGGTGCTCGTTCATATGGAACTGCAGCTTCCTCGTCCATCTTCATCCGGTTGACACGTTCCCGGTAAGTACGGAAGCGATCAGTTACATTGTTCTGACCTTTGTACTGTATGACTCCCAGACCGTCAGCTTCTAGTCTCTGGAATTCTGCAAGATCTGCTTCATCAAAGAACCGGACATAGGCGCCGGCATCTTCATCTGCTATTCCGTAGATGAATGCGATCTTCCCGGGTGGCATATTGTTGACTGATTCCTGAATGATCTCTGGGTTAGCTTTCTCCAAATCAGGCTTGATCTTGATGCCATCTTCAGTTTCCTCTAGAAGCTCTACAGCTAATTGCCGGCTTCTGAAAGGTATTTTGCCAGCGCCCTTAACTACTCCTCTAGTAGCTAACTTCAACAAACCCCTGGTAGTAGCAACAGCTGTACCCGCACCTATAGGTGGTCCAAATGGATCAAATGCAATCCCTAGAATGATCTGCTGCCACCATGGTCGAGACTGGAAAGCTTCTATAGAAGCTTTCTCGCCTGCCAAGTAGGACTCTTGACTGAATAGTGTAGGTGCTTCTAATTCATCCCAACGACCAGTTGCAATCTTAGGGATCTGTTTTGTCAGCTCCCACCCTGTCTCCGAAAATACATCCAATAACTCCCAAGGAGCTATGACGTCTTCTTGAAGACGAGCTCCATGCTGTTGAGGAGTCAATCGTGGCCTTGGTGTTACTGTAGGCATGAACTCAGGTATGCCAAGATCAGGAGGTGCAGCGCCTTGCATAGCTATGAATGCATCCATTGCTGCTTTGGGATCAGGCGCTGCAATCGGAGCAGATGGTTGTGCACCATCTCGTCTTTGTGCAGCTTCACGTATCAACTGCTGTAACCGGTCTTCCCCGGTTGGCGCCCCGGGTACTGTAGTTGGTCCAGCAGGCGATAACGGAAGCGGCATCGGAGTTGGAGATGCTCCCGGGGGAGCTAATGGAAGAGTCTCCGTTTGCTTACGGAGTTCTTCCATAACCATTTCCATGAAAGGATCAGGGGTAGGTTGTGGTGGTTGTGTAACCATCTATAGATACGAGAACTTGACTCTAGGTGCGAATCCGCTTATTCCACGTCCGCTCATCTCTGGTGGCAATGCCGAGTACCGTTGTGTGAACGGGAATTGCTCCAGGAACTGGCTGAAAGTCTGGGATGGCAATTGACCTCCCTGCAGAGCACGGCCCTGGAGACCCAGGAATTCGTTGTAGATGTTCTGGAACTGACCCTGGAAGTACCGTTTCGATGCCGGGCTAGTCCCAAAAGGACTGCCAAACATCTCTTCCTGGCGTTTGGCTTCTTCAGTCTGATCGAACCCTTCTGGCCTCTGGCTCCCAAGCTTAGCCATATAGCTGAGCTTGGGTTGAGATCCTAAGGTCTCACCACTGATGAAATCTTGGAATGGATTGGTAGCCATTAGATACTCTCCAGACTCTTAGATGCCAAGATCAAGGTCTACTTCCTGACGCTTCATGCCCTGAGGACTATCCCAGAATTGCTGAGAGAATACACCAGGAGCTGTAGCTAAAGGCTTCTGCCAGCCCGGGTTCTGTCTTGTACTACCAGGAGTGAACATACCCTTGATTCCCATTAAGTTCTGTTCTAAGGCCCACGGCAAGAAGCTTTGACCATCTACTCCTAGCGGATTCTGATATCCAAATCTAGCTCCTGCCCGGGATATCGCATCAGTCAATGCTTTTCGGGCTTCTGGGGCTCCTCTAGTAGCCATAAGGAACGGCTGGGCAAATGCGCTTATTTGCTGGGCAGGTTTTCCAAATAGACTCTGATACATCTCTGTTTTAAGTTGCTGATTTGGGTCCATGCCCATAAAGCTTTGAGATGTAGGATCCATTGATAAAGCTTGACCAATATTCTGCAATGAACCAAAGAGATCAGAACCGCCTAATACACGCCCTCCACCACTAGCAAGACTCTGTAAGAACTCCTGAGGGGTCTGGTAGTTCATACCAGTCCCAGACAGTACATCTCCAGGAACATTTTTAAGTAGATTAGGAAGTTGCATACTGTATTGCGTTTGCAAAGGTGCAGCTGCTTGTTGATAAGCTTGCTGCACTGTTGGCATTCCGTAACCAGCTTGAGAAGCTGCAAAACCAGGATATATCTCGCTGAAACTACGTTCCCCGGCCGGGTCGACGTACATCCCCAACATCTCTTCTATAGTTCGAGGAGTAACTGAAGGAGTAGGTACCGGCACTCCACCAGGTCCTGTTACTGGAGTTGGCCCACTAGGTTGGGCACCAGGTTGAGCACCAGGTGCGGTAGCACCAGGTGCGGCAGCACCAGGTGCGGCAGCACTAGGTGCGGCAGCACTAGGTGCGCCCTTGATGTCATACATCCCTGGTACCGGGCTATTTCCACCGTATGCCCCGGTTAACCTGGTACGTTCAGCTTCTGGAATAGACCCCCACGCAGTATCAGTCAGCCATTGTTTGATCTCTTGGAGGGTAAAATTTTCAGGGTTGAGTCCAGCCATACCTGGTCTACTAGCCCATACATCTGGGTTCTTATAGAGAGCAGTTGCTATCGAATCTATCTTAGATTCCCAGCTACCTCCTGCAGTACCAGCAAACGTACCTTCAAAAATTGAAGCCCAATAAGCTCCTACATCCTGGCCGGGTTGTACATCTCCAAGGCTACCAAGACCAGTTGCCTCCTGGTCTATAGAACTATCTACAACAGTCCAACCCATGCCAGAAGCCCAATCTGTGAATTGCCCTGGCTGGGCACCACTATGAGGCGCTACGAACTTGTTCCAGATACTCTCCAGATCTATCTGAACGGCTTCCATGTCTGACCCAGCAGGTGCGCCATTCATAATAGCGATTGCTGCCCGTTCAGCGAGTTGTGCTTTCTCTTCAGGAGTGAATCCACCAGCAGAGATCAATCGATCTATCTCTCTAACGTCAGTTATGCTGCCACCATTCAATTCTCTCCATAATTCTGCATAACCAGGAGTCCATCCAGAAGGTGATAGAGTACCATCACCTTCGATCCGTCCTTCGCCGGTTCCAGTCTGTGTCCAAGCTCCATTTGTGAAAGTGTATGTATTACCAGCATCGTCAGTGCGTTCATCGCCTTCTTGTGGTCCAGTCACTGGTGCTACTGGTGCTACTGGTGCTACTGGTGCTACTGGTTCCTCTTCGTAAGAAGGTGTTAGACCTTGTGTTGCGAGAGCTGCAGCCAGAGGATCGGGCTGACCTGCTTCTGCCATCCCCTGGGCAGCTACCTGGATAGCTTTCATCAAAGCATCCGCACCACTACCTACGTTTCCAGTTTCTCTGCCTATAGCTCCAGGAGCTTTTGCAAGGTTAGCTAACGTGATAAGTGGGTCAGCTATTTGACCGAATCCTGCTGTATAGGTCGCTGGTTGACCTGGCGTTGCACCCAGAGTTTTCGTCACATCAGGGCGATACATCATCCCGGGGTCACGTACATCGATGCCGCGTGCAGCTCTCTCTGCGTTTATCGCAGCGTCTGCAGCAACATCAAAATTCCCTTGTGCATCTACTGGTATCCAACCAAAATCTGGATCAAATTGCATCGATACCATAACTAACCTCCAGGTCCGAATAGACCGAGTCTTCTAAGTCTTTCTGTATCACCTTGGGCTCCTGGACGTGGTGTCCCTGGTGGACCAGCTGGCATACCAGGTGGAGTAGGAGCTGGTGGTGGAATGCCTAGCCCTGCTGCCGGCATCACTTCTGGCCTCAATCCAGGTCCAGCAGCGCCAGGGCCGGGACCAGGGGTAGGACCTGGCCCTGCGCCACCAGGAGAAGGAGCACCCGGACCCGGCGGAGGCACACCAGGACCGGGAGCGCCGGGAGTTTGTCCTTGACCGCCGCCCTGCATCTGCATCATCATCTGCTGCTGCATAAGCTGCTTCTGCATCAATACTTCCTGCAGCTGGCCCATGTAGAACTGGGCCAGATCAGGACGTCCACGGTCTTCTGTAGCCTTCAAGATAGACCACAAAGCAGCCTCAGGCAGCATACGCTCGCCCATCTGCTCCTTGATCTGGTTCTCTATCTCGTCTGCAGACTGCAGCCCCAGGATCTCATCGCGTATGACCACGTCAGGCAGCAAAGGCTGTGGGCCCTCACGAGCCATCTGCGCCATGCTCATCTTGGTCATCTCGTCCTGCGGCAGGTTACCCACAAAGTCGATCTCAGGAGCACCTACCCCATCAATCATCTCGTAGGTGATCTCATCACTGAACCACTGACGGTTATTAGCCCAACCAGAAAGCTCGATCGCATCGAATGTTCCGCTTGCATACTGGTCAGCTAGCATATTCGATATCTGACGGTAACAATCTCTCAGAGCATCGATACGCGGCTCGATGACCGTCTGGATACCCTGCCTCAAAGTATTGATAGCGAACCCAGAAAGCTGGAATTCAAGCTCACCGTATACCGAGAATGGCAGCGAACCACGTTGTATCTCACCAGCTACGACACCCATATAGGCGCCAGTCTCTTTAGCTATCTCTAGCAACCCTAAAGGCTCTACATTCTCGCCCTCACCGAGACTTATCTCAGTACCAGCGCGGTACGGGTCTTCGTCTAGAGTCTTCGATCCGTCCCTGGAACGCACTATCAAGCCCTGCTTCTGGGCTCTAGCAACCATCTCCAGCATGACTGACATGGTGAAGTTATGTTTCTCGTACAGTTCCCGGTTGGAACGGAACAAAGACTCACCATAATCAGCGATCATGTCAGGATCTAGCCGGCCGTTGAAGCGTCCCTGCAAAGGTGGCTGGGCTCCGACCATACCCAGGAATACCGGTACCCGGTCAGCTCCATGTTCCTGAGGCTTCTTCGCAAACTTACCCTGGATCACCACACAGTTCTGTTCGCGGTCGTAGTAATCATAGACATCCATCCCGAATTCATCGGGGTTCTCGTTGCCTATAGTCCACTCATCAAGCTCAAACTTGGGGTATTCTGCCCGTACTTCCTGCAACGTACGCCTGGTCTTGTAGCAAGCCCAATCCAACCCACGATGACCCATACTCCAGTAGGTATGGAGCGGGTCCCACGGCATCACGCTGGCATACGTCGTCCCATCTTCTTCCTTGGCAAACAAGGCCCTGCCGGCGTACCAACCACGTAAACACATGAACCAGGCCAATTGTGCCTGCAATGGAGGCAACAATTGGTTACTCAATTCCTCGTCTACAGCACGCAACAAACCGATCAAGAACCGTTCTTTGTTATCGTTACGCTCCCGCTCCTGGAGCCGATCTCCACGATGAGGGACACGTAATACCATCCTATGAGCAGATATCCAACCGATGATCTTATCCGCATATGTCTGGGGAGCGTTGCTCGTGTAAGACTGATAACCCTCATCAGCCTCGAATGGGACTAGACGGTAGATATCATAGTCATCTTCCATCCGGTCACGCAAAGCTTCAGTCTCATCGGCGTGACGCTGGACAGCATTCATGATCTCGTCAGGATCGCAATCAGACTTAGCCATATATCATCACCAATGCCTAACCTTGATACTCTCACGATCACGTATGGACCCGTACCCGAACCGATCTACGATCCCGTATATCAAGGCTTTGACCCCGTGGTTGTACTTATCCTCAGGGGTCTGCCCCACTATATTACCATCACGGTCTGTCTTCCACTTGTATACCCGCGTCTGACCGTCAAAAGGGTTAGGAGATGCCCCTAACTCACTCAGTACACCCTCAGCTCTTGGTGATATCAGTATCTTTGGCTGACCAGAGAGCGGATCAGGCTTGAAGAAAGCCTTGAGACGCTCGGTGCCCTCGTTGATCCGCACACGCTGGCTCGCAAGATATAACCCGGTCTCCCTCATCCACACCTCAGCCGGCGCCGCCATAGCCTGATGCTGAGTACCAGCCACATCAATCGCCCCGTACTGTACGTCCTGCCACCACTCTCTAGCCTGACATACTCGGATAACCTCATCAGTAACAAGTCCTCGCTCGTAGATCTCATCTATCACACGTATCTGCTCATCTACGATCTGGATCACCTCTACCGCATACGCCCCGGCATACCCGGGGTCCATCCACAGATGCACCGGTAGTCCAGGCTCATACTTGATATCCTCCAGATGCAGATCAGCACGAAACTCCGTAAAGACTAAACCAGTCGGTGGACATGGTATCCCCTCGATCCGCTCCAAGAAGAACTCGTCCGGACTGTTATCCTTCAACGCCTGGATCTCCGGATCCTCACGTCCGCCTGGATACAAGTGATGGTTACTCCAACTAGGCAACGCGAAACTCTGCTCATCCCCTGCACCCGCTAACCACGCCGTTGCTAACTGCGGGTACCACCCCAAAGACCCCTCCATGGTCCCACTCAAGAACATCCACCCCTTCCTGGGCGCCAGACGGCTCCGTATCCGGTAGAACGTCTCATGGTCCAACTGACTAGCCTCACAGCCCACAATCCCGTTCGGGGCCCTCATAGCCAACGTGCGGGGGTCCTTACCACTCTTCGTCTCGATCCGCGTCCCGTCCGCTAACACTATCCGCCCAGGATCAACACGCTTGGTAGACTCAGCAAGAACCCCCAACGCAGCGAAATCACTCACCAAGTAATCAAACTCAGCTCGTGTACGCTCATAGTCCGCTGCTACCAACCAGTACAGCCCAGGCCCCTCTGTATCCATGAACCGGCTCAGCAGATACTTGCTCGCCACCATACTCTTCCCTGCCTGCTCACCACCACTCACAAGCACATAACGCTTACGACACTCCAGGATCCCACGCTGCAACGGCGTAGGCTCGAACTCCACCTTATCGAATAAATAATCAACAACTGTAGGCGCAAGCGGCATCAGCCTATCTCCGTCGTACCCTCAGGTATGCTCCACCCACTGATCTCTGCCCCCATCTGACGCTTCAAGAAATCCTGCACAGCCCCATCCTTGACGTTAGTCAAGAAGATCGGCGTACGCTCCCCCACATACCCGCCAATGATGTTGAAGTTGAAATGCTCCAACGCATCCTCCTCACTGGTCCCGTCCGCCATCAAGATCTCCATCACCAGGTCCTGGTCATATGTAGCTATCGGACCCGAATTGAACTGCCACCCAAACCCCACGAACGCTGCATCAAACTCATCGATGAACAACGTACCCTCGAAATCATCCCACTGTGAGAAGTACTCACACAACGTCCTGGGCTCCGCCGGCCGGCTAACTTCCTCTGCCATCCTGAGACCCCCTTTTACTGAAAAATGAACCGTCGAGGTTACCTACTAATATAACACCGTGCCTACTAAGCCGTGCCCTACCCCGGGCCGCCTGGGTGACGGAATCCGCCATCCGACCGACGGAATCCCTCCGGATTCGAGGACCCGATTCGACCGTCAATCGTCGCCCTGGTCGATGGGCTCAGGGCCCACCGGGCCCAGTGGGTCCGGATCCCTCCGGACCGAGAGCAGCTCTTGTGCCTGGGCTATCGCCCGGTCGGCGTCCGTCACAGTGGACGCGGACACCGGAGCCGTGGACGCGGACAGGGCCCGGAGCTCGGCCAGCGTAGTCCGGGCGTCCATGGGCTCGGGTGCCGTAGCCGGGCGGAAGCCGGGAACGTAGTGGTTCAAGAGGCTCAGGAGTAACACCGGAGACTGGCCCGGGCGCAGACGCTGTACCAACGACCAGGAGAGAGCCAACAGCCTATCCGCGAACGACTCCCGGGCCCCGTCCATCCTGGCAAGGAAGCCGAGCGTGTCACGCTGCCGCCAGTCGTTGACCGTACGCTTGCTTACTCCGGCCGCTTCGGCCGCGTGGACGATGCCCGGCGTCGTCTCCAGGGCCTCGAGGAAGCGGGTCTGTCTGTCCCAGACGGCCAAGTCTGTCATCGCTCTTTTTCTCTCCGGAGATGCTGCAGTGCTAGCAATCATCCGTCTCAGCTCGCTGCCCCGGTCGTCGACCTGGTCGACGTTGTCCTGGTCGACGTGGCCGAGTCCCGGGCGGACAAGGTCGAGCAGCTCGTTATCGGTGCCGCGATCTCTTTCTTTCTCTTCCATGGGCCCAGTTAACCACCAGGGCCCAGACAACACAAGGGCCCACAACGGAGGAGCTCAAGATTCAGGAAACGGACTACCGACCAAACAACCGACCCGACCCAGAACACCTGAAAGGAATTAAAACCCCTTTAAAACGGACGTCATGCACGCCTAACCCCTAAAATGGCGCCCATTTCAGGGCCCCGGGCCCGGTCGACGTCAACCACCAGGGCGGAGGGCCCGAAGCCCCCGGCGGAGGGCCCACCGGCCCAGACCACAGTACACAGCCACCGTTACCAGCTCACTACCGTTCACTGGTAACGGTTCCCTGAGTACAGTTAACAGTAACTGTATACAGTACCTATATATACGATTGAAACAGATTGAAACTCCGGGCCCGTTCTGCTACCGTGGAGACTCCGGCAAACCCAAACGCACACAGGAGGCCCACAGATGGCGAACCCAGACCTACAGGCAGACGCTCGGAAGCCCTGGAGCCAGGTCGTCCAGGAATACGATATCCGGGAATGCGTGAGATGCACCGCCTTGATTGCCAACCATCGAGCGTATGGACGCCCACCCCAGCCCACCGACTCCACCCTATGCGAATGTTGCGAACCGGAGGCCAAATAATGTCACACCCGATTACCCTTAACCCCGGCGCACCCTCGGAGATGACCGCCGAACCCGGCGCGATCTCTATTCCGGACTTGTGGCACATCGCCCAGGAGCTCAAGGGCACCGGAGCCACCATTGTCGTCGACTTCACCGACGACGGAAAGCCCGTCGAGAAACTGGCCGGTGACTATGTCCTGGACTGTTGGCACCTGGCCCACGCTCTCCGCCGGTATCTCATCGACCACCAGGAGGCCCACGCATGACCAACGACACCCCCATTCCCTACCAGGTGACCGCCAAAGGGCGCGACTTCCTGAGTCGCGCCCCGGTCGACGTTCCCGGCACCGGTGTCCAGTTTGGCGACCGCTGGGTTGCCCTGGTACCGGCCGCGTACGAGCTGCAATGCTCGTGTGGGCACCAGCGATTGAATGTCCAGCTCGGCGACTTCGAGACCGGGCCCGGCGGAGTTTACCTGTGGGACTGCCCATCCTGTGACACCCGAATAGAGTTCGACGGAAACGACATCCAGCTAGCTTGACCGGTTCCGCCTCTGGGCCCATCCACCAGGGCGGGCCCAGTCCGGAGCCGGTCAACCTACCGGTTGACCAGCTTACACACACACACAGGAGGCCATACCATGGGCCAAGAACACCCGACCCAGTGGGAGATACCCACAACCACGGACACCACGTACAACGGCTGGAAGAACCGCCCGACCTGGTGCGTCACGTTGTGGCTGGACAACGACTCCCCGGCAACCTCGGAATACCTCTACGAGCTCAGCAACCGCAAGCACAACGCTCCCCACGTCCTGGCCGACATCCTCCGCGAGCAGGTTAATGCCTGGTGGTATGACCTGGTGGAGCTCCACGAGCTCCCCAGCGCGTCAATGTGGGCGGATCTAATGACCGGCACCCTGCAGGACGTCGACTGGCAGGGAATCATTGACGCCCACCGGGAGCTTGACTAATGACTACCCCGAACGACCAGGGCCCGGCGGAAGCCGGGCCCATTGTCGACTTCGACTCTATGCCCGAGGAATTTTTTGACCGAATCATTGACGGCGCACAACGCCAAATGTTTGGGACTGATAACGTGGGCTTTTGCCTAGCTTGCAAGGAAGAGGCCGACGGATGCGAACCAGACGCCCGGAAGTACGAGTGCGAGCACTGCGGAGCCTTCGAGGTATACGGAGCGTCCGAAATCCTAATGATGGGCGGAGCCTAAAAACATAGGGCCCGGGCCCTAACCGGCCCGGGCCCGGTATGGACCGATGAAACAACTTGAACTAATACAACTGGACACAATCCCGACCCGGCCCGAATGGCTGAAGACTAGCACCGGGCCAACCGCCGTCTGGGAGCTGTACAACGACGGGCACCCGACCGGTTGGTCGTTAGACGACCACCGACGCATATTCCGCGCCTCATTCCCGTGGCACCTGATACACGCGGACGGACGCACAATCAAGCCCAAGTATGCAATGGGATGGAAGACCGCCAACGAAGCCCGTAACGCTGGCCTCAGGGCCTACCAGGGCACACTAGAGCTCCGCCCGGCGTCGATGATCCCATGGAAAACCAAAGGGAAGCCGTTGACCGACTCCGGGCACGCAATCAGAGACGTCTATCTACTAGGAGACCCATGCTAAAACGCGAAGCCAAACAAATCACCGGGGGCCTGAGTGCTCCCGGCAAAATGCCGGAAGGCGCATGGAGTATCAGCGCGTATGACTGCAACATTGGCAGCATACTCCGGAAGATACCGACCGCCCTGGGTCGTGACACGGTATGTAGCAAGTGCTACGCCCTGGAGCGTCGCTATCTATTCCCGGCCGTGCAACGGGCCCTGGAGCGTCGTCTCGAAGCCCTGAAACATCCACAGTGGGCCGACGCTATGGTGGTATTGATAACAGGGAAAAGACATTTTCGGTGGTTCGACTCTGGAGACCTTCAGGGCGACGACCACCTGGCATTAATCCTCGAAGTCGTGACACGGACACCGGACACGATGCATTGGTTACCGACCCGGGAATACCTGGTTATCTCACGGTATCTCAGGAGCTCCGGGGACACCCAACCGCCGAATCTATGCATCAGGCTATCAAACCAGTGGATTGACGGAGTCACCGGCAACATGGAAGACAGCGGAGTCGAAGACATCGATGTCCAGGTGCAGCCGTTGAACACGCTCCCATGGAGCGTAGTCAAACGCAACCGGGAATACCCCGAAGGCTACCATTGCCCAGCGCACGACCAGGGCAACAAGTGCGGAGAGTGTCGGGCGTGCTGGGATCAGAGCGTGAAGTTAATCGTATACCCGGAAAACTAGGAGGTAAGGCATGGCATACGCCACGGTATTCAGCCCATGCGTCAATTGTGGGCGTCTATTCGGGTATAACCCCCACAAGGTGCCCAGCATACCGGTAAACGGCGTCAGGGAGCCGGTATGTCGACCGTGTATAGACGCGGAGAACGCACGACGGAGAGCCGCAATGATAGCAACTGGCATCGACCTGGAGCTGCTCCCCGACCCACACCCCGAGGCATATGAGCCCATCCACGAAAGCGAACTCTGAACGTCGACCAGGGCACCGGACCGTACCGGTGCCCAAGTCGCCGCTCATAGCGGCAAATACACACAATGGGCGGAGGTTTTTATGACCCAACTAGGCAGCCTGAGATGTGACGTGCAGATATCGTGCGCCGACAGCCCCATGGTGGACAGACTCACGTGCTGTAGCTGTGGTTGCGGACGCGCATATTGTGACCGTTGCAGCAAGACTTACCACGTACTCGCGAGACAACGCATCAAAATCTATAGGAGCAACATCAGACCCATACTGGAGGCCAAGTGATGCCAGAATTCCGAATAACTACAACCCAGCACGTCACCTACGTATACGAGGTTGACGCTGAGACATCAGCAGAAGCGTTCTCAGCCTGGAGCAACAAACTAACCCGAGCCGACGCCGTTGACTCCTTCACCGACCAGGAGAAGTGGCAAGAAACCGAAGAAATCGACCCGGAAGAAGGAGGCAAGTGATGCCCGTATTCGAGGTAGTAATCCTAGAGCGCAATTATTCCGCCATTACCAAGTATGTGTATGCGGATTCCAAAGAACAGTTGCAGGCCGTAGACAGCAACGACTGGGGAGACATCCCAGATTATTACATTGACATAGAGACGTTAGAGTCCAACATCGATGAAATCAACCTCATAGATGACACAGAGCTCATCAAGGTGCTGGAGCAGAGGAACCAGGTGCATAAGCTCCCACACCAACACGGGGACAGAGCGATAGCTTCATACGTGCGATCTGATTCTTGTGGCGCATGGATATGCTCTTGTGGAGCCCACTTCAGCTACCGGGGCAAAGACAAGGAGCCGGGCCCGATGCTGGCCCGGTGCTACTGTGGCTGGGCAGCAGACGGTGGCAACGGCGTCGCCCAGCTCAGGGCTGCAGGCGAGAACGTGGAGGATGATTACTAATGATTATCACAGGCGAACAAGTAGCAGCTATCGCCAAGGCCCTGAACGATGCTGATAGCTTCTACGAGATGTTCGAGGGCTGGGAAGGAGTACCAGAGCGCGTAGAGAACCTGAACCTGGCCTGGAAGGCCCTAGAAGAGCTCCAACTGCCATTAGACTGAGGCCGAGCCCTGGAGACCAAGCTCCAGGGCTTCCCCCAGTCTAACGACTGAGAAACACACAGGAGGTTGCCATGGGATACAAAATCTGGATACACATCGAGGAACACGAAGAGGGCACCGATGACTACCAAGACACCGGGATGCCTGAAGACGTGACAGAGCTCGATACATTGGAGGAAGCGGACGCATTCGTAATGGCCCTAGTTCGCTTTGGACAGACATACCTTGCACAACATTCTAATTACTAGGAGGCACACGATGGGAGTGCTATTTGTACCGGACCAGGACCCTGTAGAGGTAACTCCGGAGAACGGCAAGAAGTTCACGCTGGACGAAGTCCAGACACTGATAGGAGGTAAGTACGGCAAGGTGTACGCGGAGCCGGTGATATTGCCCAAGGGCACCAAGTACCAGGACAAGAAGATTGGGTTGTTCATGGTCGACGAAGAGGGACGATTCAAAGAGGGCAACGCGCTGAACGTCAACGCAGTCATGTTGGACGGCGACCGCCGACTACTGTTCGGGAACGCGCTACTCACATGGCCCAGGGAGTTCTAATGACTGACTACGAGGGACTCAAGCTAGCACTCAGGCTAGCAGTAACAGCACCTCACGAAGAGGCATCACAGGCTTGCGTCGCTATGGCGAAATTCATAGCTACCCAGTTGGAGCCCGAAGAGGTAGAACGGGCGAAGATGGAAGTAGAGATGGAAGTCGACAGTTTGCTGGAGGTGATTGGAGATGGGAGTTAACATCAGCCCCATTCCTGACCGGGACAGCCTGGACTACATCAGTCTACGGATCTACATCAAAGACGGAAGGCTCGACCAGGTGGTGCCAGAGCACCCCTGGGAGGGCCAGGTGAGTCTCCAGGTCGTCTACGGGACAGACTTCCCACTGCCGTCCGACAAGCAATCATCCAAGGTCTGTAAAGACGACAAGTGTCCAGAGGGGCCCGAGGTTCACTGGCACGACTGGATGGACGTAGCCGTATTCAGGGCTACGAAGAGCTAGCCTAGACGCGAAACGTCCCCGGGAAATCTAGGAAACCCGGGGACGCATCGCACACACACGGGAGGTTAACCCGTGCGTGCATATTAACACAAAGGTAGGAGGCACAAGCCATGGAAGCACACGAGATACCCGGCATAGTCCAGGAGCTGGTCACATCGCTAGCACATCTCAAGGAGACAGCAAGCGACAAGGAATCAGACTTACAGACAATGGAGGAAGACATTACCCGAGCCCGAACGGAGCTCGATAACGCAGCCAACGAGTGGGACAACATCCTGGAGCAGCTGAGCGACTTCAACCCAGAGCGGTTAAGCACAGCAATCGAAGAGGCCGAGCGTCTCCTGGGAGATAACTAAAATGGGTGACTGGGAGAAGACAAACAACAAAGACAAACTGGAGTGCGAGATTCCAGACTGCTCAAACGTAGCAGCCCTCATATTCCTGCCAGCGTTCGAGTCTCCTGGTGGTTGGTCTGGCGACCACCACCAGTACGACCCGGGCCTGGAGATAGCATTCGTTTGCGACGAACATCAACCGGAACGATTCAAGGAGGCACGATGAAACTAAGGGACCTGAGGATTAAACACCGGCTATCGCAGATAGCACTCGCAGAGCTCGCAGGCGTCACGAACCACACTATTCTCAACATAGAGAAACAGTATTACAGGCCGGCAACAGAGACCATAAGCGCTGTCGCTAATGCGCTTCAGGTCGATCCCATGGACGTCGACGAGTTCAGAGCTGCTATGGCTACCAGGATGATATTCAAGAAACCACCATGGAGGAAAGAATGATATTAGAACGCGCATTCTTTGAGTGGCTGGGTACAGTAGTGCTCACCCTCAACAAAGACCACAACATCGATATGACGCGGTTAGGGCATGGATGGTACCTGGAGAACCCGGAAGCATCCAAGCGCATTCAGGAGTTCTTCCTGCAAGCCTACGAACAGAAGCGCAAACCAGATGAAGTGGTTACGGAAATCCTCCGACAAACAGGCCAGGGCCCGGCATAAGCCGGGCCCCTTTTTTGTCTACAACCTGGTTCCAGGATGTACACTTTGGTATTGACTTTGACCATAACAGTAGCTGTAAACTTGAACAATGCAAAAAACACATAAGGCACCCAAGCAACAGATTCACGTTACATTGGACGCGGACATCGACCACGCGCTGGGGGAAGTCGCGGAGAGTGAGGGGTTGACCAGGGCGTTCTTAATTCGGATAGCAGTCAAACGATTGATAGCTGATTTGAGAGACCACCCTGAGACAGTGACGCTAACCACAGGAGGTACGCATGACGCTGGCACAGACTCGTGAGCGTGTTCATCAGGAGATTGAGGCTCTCCAGGACGAAAAGAGCACAGTGGACATCCAGATTACCGTCCACAACAGAGACCTGGTCCTGTTGATGGATCGTTCCAAGCATATAGCGGAAAACATAGAGAAATTGAGCGGCATCATACCGGTGCTAAAGCAACTAGAGGAGGCAGATAAGTAATGGCAGACAAGACAGAAGTGATAAACGTCACAGAGTTCGCAGGGGCTTCAGACCGCAAGGGGAACGATTGCTGGAAGCTAAAGGCGGTAGTGCCCTGGAGTGATTACCCGATAGAGTATTTTGAATGGCCTAGAGTGAACGGGGAATCTGCATTCCAGCTAGGGCAGTACCGGGTCGAGTTCAACAAGGGTAATTCGTTCCGCAACAAGCAGGGTTCAGACCGGGACTACGACTACTACTGGAACCCTATCACTATGACCTTTGTGGGCGCCGCAGAGAACGGGGGCAGCTCAAGTAACGGCGAGCAGCCAGCCAACAATAACTTCCAGCCCAACGGTAACGGTGGCGGTGGCAGTGCAACGTCAGACACGAAGAAAGACCGGTCGATGGCTATTTCTTACGCCAAGGATCTGTGTTGCGCCGACAAGATAGAACGCGGAGAGATGTACGAGGTAGCCACAGGCATCCTCCAATTCATCGAGGGTGGCCCAGAAGCAGTGCAAGAGGAGTAGCAGGATGAAAACCCTAAGTCTTTTACCAGAGTTTGCTGGTCTGGAAGTGACTAATCGCAAAGATGACGTTTGGTCTGAAAAGACCCAGATGTTCGAGCGTTACTACCAGATAGGTGATTTGCCGGCGATGCCATCAGTGACCACGGTCCTGGACATGATTGGCAAGCCGGGGCTTAGAGACTGGAAGATGAACAAAGCCTGGGAGCACGCCTACGGTATAGCCATGGCAGAGCCATGGCCCCAGTGTCCAGAGTCAGAGGTCAAGCGTCCTAAGACCTCCTGGAGGGCCCGGTTGGACACACTGAAAAGGGAGTCCAAGGCTGCAGGGCCTGTGATAATGGACATAGCCAGGAAGATAGGGGAGGACGCTCACGGCAGCATCGCTGCTGAGCTCCAGGGGGAACTGTACACGTTCAAGTATGCTGATGAGTTTGACGAGAAAGCCATGGCGCAGCTCCAGCAAGCTGTCCATTCCTACCAGGCATGGAGAGAGGAGGCAGACATCCTGCCTCTCTGGACGGAGCAAACGGTCTGGTCAGTCGAGCATCATTATGCTGGCTCTCCAGACCTTGTGGGGGTCGAAGGCGACAAGGTTGTGCTGTTCGACTGGAAGACCGGCGCCGGGATCTACCCAGAGCACGGCGCCCAGGTCGCAGCTTATGCCAGCGCCATCGAAGAGCTCACTGGAACCAAAGTGGACGAATGCCGTGTAGTCCACCTGTTCAAGAACGAACTAGGATACAAGGAGCACATCGTAGAGGACTGGAAAGAAGCCTTCAAGACATTCCAAGCTTCTTTGCACCTTTTCAATGCCTGGCATGACGGAATATTCGCTACTCACGATAGCTGAGCAAGCATTAGATAACGGGATATCGATAGTCCCACCACGCAACGATGGCACCAAGGCACCCTTAGGGAGATGGCAGACATACCAGGAGCAATGGCCGACACTAGATGAGATAACACAGTGGTACACCGATGCCAGCATCACTGGCATCGGTGTAGTTTGTGGACAAGTATCTGGAAATCTAGAATGCATAGACTTTGATCGCAAAGACGCATACGAAGAGTTCATCGACCAGGCCCAACTGGCTGGTCTTAGTGGACTTGTCGACCGCATCGAAGCCGGTTACCTGGAAAGTACTCCCAAAGGGATGCATTGGTTGTGGCGGTGTAGTGAGATATCTCACAATCTCAAACTTGCCAACAACGAACAAGACGAAACCCTCATCGAAATCCGGGGAGAAGGTGGGTACGTCATCATTGCGCCCACCAGCGGCACAGTCCACCCGTCCGGTCAGCCGTATACCCTGTTGCAAGGAAGCATCGCAACAATCCCGGCCATCACGCCTGAGGAACGCCAATTACTACTGGACCTCGCTAAATCGCTCGATAAAAACGCACGGAGAGCCGATTTGCGGGGGTCGGAAGACCAAAGTCGACCTGGTGACCACTACAACGCAGAATCCACCTGGTCTGATGTCCTGTTGCCGGCAGGATGGCAAAAAATATACACCCGGGACGGCGTTACCTACTGGCAACGGCCCGGGAAGACAGTGGGTATCAGTGGAACGACGAACTATGCGGGTACGGATCTGTTCTATGTCTTCACTTCCAGTACAGAGTTCGACCCGAACACTGCATACAGCAAGTTTGGGGCCCATGCGGTACTGGAGCATGATGGCGACCATTCCCGAGCAGCCGCAGCACTCCGCGCACGAGGATTCGGGGATTCTCCCTCCTCGATTCCCGTGCCGGACGACCCATCCGACGCCCCCTCACCGGCGCCGGGTGGGTCATTTTCGTTCACTCCCTGGACAGAGCTCTTGCAGGAGCCAGCCGAAACCCAGTCCTGGCTCTGGGACAAGACACTGGCAACCAGCTCGATCTCCATCCTTGTTAGTCGACCAAAGGTTGGCAAGAGTACCCTGGCCCGGTCTATCGCAACCACTGTCGCCACCGGAGGTACCTTGCTGGGTCGCACAGTGGAACCGGGTACAGTCCTCTTCCTCCAATTCAGCGCAGAAGGGAAACGTAGTGAGCTCAAGGATGCCCTGGTCCGCTCTGGCGTCCAGCTGGAAGACAGGATATGGGTCTACACCGGGCCCACGGTCGAGGAACCGATCTACGCCCTGGAGAAAGCTGTGGCACAGCACAGACCAAGTCTTGTGGTCATCGACACCATGATACGGTGGGTGCCGGTCGCTGATGCCAACGATTACGCCGAGATGTCTAGAGTGACCGAGGCTATAGCCACCATGGCAAGACTTAGTGGCGCCCACATCATGATGCTCCACCACGCCGGCAAAGCAGACCGGGACATGGGAGACAGTGTCCTGGGCAGTACCGCTATCTTTGGTTCTGTCGATACCATGCTAGCGATGAGGAACCGGGACGGCCGACGCACTCTGGAAAGCCGCCAGCGTTACGGCGAGGATATGGAAGAGACAGTCCTGGAGCTGGACTTTGATACCGGTCTGCTGATGGCAGTTGGTTCTCTTGACGAGGTAGAGTTCCGGGACGTGAGAGAAGCTATCATGGGCCACGTCACTGACGGGATGACCCGGCAACAGATCGTAGACGGTGTAGAAGGGAAGACTGCAGTGGTTGGACGTGCCATCCGACAGCTGATGACCGAAGGATACCTAGAACGCCTTGGCGCCGGTACCAGGTCAGACCCCATGAGGTACCTGGTGCATTCAACACCGCGTGAGGACCGGGGCCGTGTACGCTGGAGAGACTTGTAGTGGTGCACCCTGCAGCCCAGCTGATAACGGAGCTCGATGACAGCGGGGTCATCATCGGCCTGGAAGAAGATGGAGAGATATGGGTAACACCCTCGACCGCACTGAATGCAAGCCTGAAGCAAGACTTACAGAAACACGGCCAAGTCCTGGAGCAGCTGCTGTTGCTACAGTTTGGTCAATCAGAACTCGACGAAGACCACAACGCATTCATGGATGGAGGTGGCAGTGAGGAATTCGGCAGACTGTTCGACGAATGGTACTCAAGAGACCAGCTTCTCCGGAACGTCCTCAGATACACCGGATGTATCTACGGGGACGGAAAAGAATGTCCAGATACCGTTGTCAGATGCGAACAATGCGTTCCCACACAAAAAAAACGGAGGTTCAAGAAACTATGAACTGGTTCACTCGTGTCCTAAATGTTTTCAAGAAAACGCAGTCCATCGAGAATCCGACCATTACGGAGCCTACGATAGTTGTAGAATCTGTGGTTGGCTCGACAACATCCACTGCGACTACCCCATCGAGGACTCACGCACCAAATACTAAACCACGAGGGCGAGGACTCCATCGACGCTGGCGGATCCTGGCAGACAGGTATCCCAATGTTGAACTAGAAGCAACAGAGCGTTACGGGATGCTCAGCTCGCACTACTTGGAAGAGAACGGAGTAAAGGTAGTCTGCAAATGCCTTGCCTGCAGGCAAGCATTCGACACCTGGGAAAAGGGGAGAGACCATGAATGTCAGCACGAAAAAGCCTTCCGTCAAATCACGAGGAGACATATCCCTCGATCGACTGTCTCGAAAAAAGACCAACCCGGAAGTGCTGCAGCGGGGGGTCCTAGCGATAGACCCAGGATCACACCAAACCGGGTGGGCGTGGTGGAAGACAATGGAGGAAGTCCACCCAGCAGCGGTCGGAGTGATAGAGGTACCAAACGGAAGCCTGGCCGAAAGAGCAACACTGGTAAGGTCTGAGCTCCAGAAGATCTATGAGCTCTGCGATCCGATATTGGGGTCAGTCGCGATCGAAAGACCGATACCCAGGCATCGCAAACCAGCGATCTCCCTGGAGGCAGTGTTCTCCGAGATCAACACCTGGTCACGAGGGCTAGGGAAAAAACGAGGGGTTAGCCCTGGCCTTGTTGTCCGCACTTACAACAACCAGACCATCAAAGCCACAGTGTCTCCAAGATGCGGGGAGTGGGCTAAAGATGGGAGCGCCAAAGAGAAACTCATGGCCGGCGTGATAGGGCACCTGGGCACTGAGTACCGCTACTACCCAGAAGACGCTATCGATGCCATCGCCGTAGGTCTACTGCACCTCCTGGTCATCCGCCAGGAGGTGCTAGTTGACATGATGCTCAAGGACGTCCCTGAATAACCCTAGTCTCCTTCCATTATTTTCATCGCGAGCGCCACCATCCCACCTACGGTCCCGGTTGCTATTTCCACCATGTCAGAATAAATAGCGTAGCCAGTGATGGCTCCAAGCAGGGCTATCGCTGTGAATATCTGGGGTCGTATCTTGCCTATCATTTCAATACCTCTTGGACAGCCAACCCTACCACCGCAACGGTGATTATACCCATCAGCATAAGAACGATCTTGAGCTGACCCTTCACGTAGGCAACCTCCACCACCAGATGCCTGAAATCGTTATTCAGAAACTTATGGAACTGCTCGGTTAGCTCTCTAATCTCCCGCATTGCGTTCACTTGCCAGGCACCAGATACACATCAGCGTGGTAGCGCAGCCGCATAGCACAAGCTGGTGCCAGCCCATCTGACACTTGAACCACTGCAACAGTCTATTTGGCCTGCGTCTGATCACTTAACTATGATGCTCTTATCGACAAACGTATCTGCGAGAGTATGTATGATAGTGTCGCTGCCGATGTCCACGGCTACGGTATTGATATTTCCGTCGTCACCAATCTCGACATTAGTGAGATTGAAATTGCCAGCCTTGATGAAGTCCAAGTCTATCGGCCCCGTGGAACAGTGACCTGTGATTGACACATCTTTTATGTAGGCGTCTCCTGCCAGGCTAATGAGCAGTCTGTCTACCGTGCCTGAAGCATTATAGATACCTGCGCCGCGCGTTGATTCCACTGTGATGTCGGGCGCACCCGCGCTGTTCTGGGTCGGGCCAACGTGGTGTCCATCTACATTTCCGCTCAGTGTCAACTTGTGTATGAAGCTGGCGTTCATAGTCAGGGTGGGTGCCACTAGCTCGTTCATCGTGAACGTGTCCACCCAGAGATAGCCTGTCCCTGCGGCACGCTCAACGGCCATGCAGTCCACCGATGCTTTTCCCATCTCAAGTACGGCGGTCAGTGACTCCATCCTAGAGCCGTCAGCCATGCGTATCTCTAGGGTCTGTGATTCCGTGCCGTCTTCATTAAGCGGCAACTGCTGGCCCATCGTTCCCAGCCCGTCCTCGCTGGCGTAGTAGGCCGCCCCGCTATCAGGCCAGTTCCATGACCCGTGAACGACATCGCGGATGGTGAAATACATCCCCGTACCCACCGCCGCTAACGACACCAGGACTGTGAAGACGATTATCTTCAGCGTGGCACGGCTGCCGAATGAGATTCTAGGCACACTGATCCCTGGCATAGCAGGGACCGGCACCTTCCGATGCCCTACCAGATGGGCTAGTTTCTCAAAGAGACTCATTTCTTATCCCCTCCGTTGGAGAACAAAGACTGCAAGATTCCCACACATGGGATGGTTAGGATGCTTAAAACTGTTAATAAAGGCTCGATATTATTTAGAACTGCCTCGCTGTTTGTCGCAGAAATTATGATGCGGGATCCGAGGAACAACCAGGTAAAAATCACGGGCGCCGCTATGATCAGACGGACGATATCTTGACTCGTCATCTGTACCCGGTTCTCGTCCCGTCGTTCTGGTTTCTGCTCCTCCTCTTCTTCTGCCATTACTCATATAGGTGGGCTACATCATCCTTGTCGATGATGGCGTAGCCGTTGTGGTAGATGTGGGCGATGCTGTCATTCGCGTGCCACTCTGCGTTCAGGTCGCCAACGTAACTCTTGGTAAGTACCAGCGCATCAGGGTGGTTCCAGTCCATGCGCTCGTCACGCAGCCGCCACTCTTGGGACGGCCTACGGTAGCAGAGGCGGTTGTGAGTCTTCTCGCGCCTGATCCCTTCCACCTCCTCATGAGGTGGAGCGTTAGGGTCGCGCCACATGGTCAGAGTCTCGCCGTTAATCTGGGCTATAGCGCGTAGGTTAAGTCTGCCCCGCTTGTTGTCGCAGGAGAGAACCTGTGCCTTGCCCAGGTACTCTTTGAACCAGTACTTCTGACCCTCGATGATGACGCGCATATACCCCTTGTGCCGGTCCCACGACAACTCGATGTCATGGATGCCAGCGGGAATAGGTGGCTGGTATCCAATGGGATCAGAGGACTGGTACTGCGCGTCCTCGTAGACTTGCTGGCTAACTTGCATTGACCAGTTCCTTGGAGTCTTTCTTGCCGTTCTTGTCTGGCTCCGGTGCCTTCACGCAAGTCTCAGTGATGGGCGTAGGAACAGGCGGGAGCAAGCGGATGTCTCCGTTCTCCATTATCTGCACCATGTCCAGCGTGAGGGACACGCCGTTCACCATCATGTCTGGGTTCTTCAGGGCGCGGATGATGTTCTGCGCGTTGGCAAGGTCATCAGCCGTCTTCCCCAGGTCGGCGGTAATCTCCGCAATCATCTTGGTGTACTTCTCGGTCAGGTACGGTGTCAGGTTAGCCATACTCCTCCTTATGCGTCTGCGATGCTGGATGCGATGGGGCTACCGCCTGCCGCCAGCTTGGTCTTGAGGTCTGCATACGCCTGGGCATATGGGTTGCTGTTGCTGGTCGGGTCGTAGGTGCAAGTGAAGTGGTCTATCTCACGGCTGCGAAGGCGGTTGCCCCACTCTGGGTATTCATCATCAGCGTTCCGTTTTACAGCACTAGCGTGGAGAACCACATCGTAGAGGCACTTCCACTGGACTGCCACGCTTGGGTTAGAAGTGGCGTCGTACTTCTTGACCGTGACCGTTTGGATTCTGCCGTAGACTCCTGAGATAGTCGTGCCCTCAAGACCCTGGAGCCTATCAGTATTGAATGTGATTGCCATTACGGGCATCCTCCTTGGAGAGCATTGAGTTGCTGGCGTAGACCAAGGAGTTCTTCGCTCTGGTCTTTGATGTTTGTCCACAGTTGCCAGATGGCACCATTGTGCAATCGCCATAGCTGAGAGAGATTCAGCAATCCACCTTCCCACGGCGGCACAGAGTACAGGCCAGCGTCGATGAGTGAGCATATGTTCTCTCTAACGTGGTCGTCCCAGCGGTTCTTGATGATGCCTTCGGTGCGCTTGGTGGTTTCCAGAGCGCGTATCAGTCCAACGTCACAGTGTGTGTCGAGGGATGCTATAGATGTATCTGCGCCGTGGAGGTCGCCGTCACCCTTCATCAGGAAGCGAGTGGCAGAACCGTCCGTAAAGGCCCAGGCATTTTCGGTGGAACCTACAACCCGCGTCCCTGTGCCGCATTTTATATAGGGGTATAGCGCAAATGTAGCACCTGAACCGCAAGTGTCAGAGGTGACGGCGCTGGTTGCAATGCTCTTCATGGTGATTCCTGTTCCACCTTCTGTGATTCCAAAAATGGTTAACCCACCACCAGCACCATACCCCTTCGTAAACGCCCCGAAGGTGTCGGTTTCAGCTACCCCAGTTGCACCGTGGGCCACATCGCTGGACTTGAGGGCAAGGATTTCGTTGTCGGCGCATAATTGATTCAGCGTGAGTCCTTTGCTCATATCGCCGTTGGCGGTGTCGAGTAAGTACCACTTAACATTCTCAATAACCATGCTGTTAGCGGTGTTGTTGCTCTGGATTTTAATCCGTCCTTCTAGCGTGTCGTAAGTGATAACGCCCAGTGTGTTATCAGCAGACGTACCCAAGTTAATACCAGACGAAGTAGCATTATCAGCAGGGCCAAGGAGAGTCAGATAATTAGAGGAGTAGAGTAGGTTGGCTTCTGCGGCGAAAGTGTTACCACTAGTGACCCAGGTGATGATGCCGTTATCGGTATCACCAGACACACTACGACCACCGCCAGCCGCCGCAAAAGACAGCACTCCGCAACCGTCACAGGTTAAAACTTCACCACAACAACCTTTTGTGGCAGGCCAAGTCCATGTTTGATTGGCAGATAGTGCGGGAGCCTTGAACCCGACGTAGTTGGCGGCTTCGTGTATCCTCAGTTCGCCTACGCAGGAAGTGTTGACTATAGCTGCAAGGGCTAATGAAGCATCCTTGAAGTTGATGCACCCGCCGTCAGCGTTGATTTCAACATCCGCCCCGGAATCTAGAGTCATATTTCCTGCGGAGTCTATCTCTACCGTCCCGTCTGCGGTTATTGTGATGTTCGCAGCGGCAGCATTATCATCGGTAGTGACAATGGAGAAAGCACCATTGGTTGTGGCAGTCATCACCACTGTATCGCTGCTGGTGGGAGTGAACGTGATCACATCATCAGTGATGACTGTGGTCCCAATCGTGAAGTCAGTCGTAGCATCGATGGTGGTGCCTGTGATTGCAGCAGCGGCCAGGGTTCCGCCTGCCACTGTCAGCGTACAAGCTGAATGAGTGAGCGTAACGTCACCGTTATTGAAGTTGACTACCGCGCCGCTGGCTAAGAAAGCATCGCTCCACATGAGTGATCCAGTACCTAGTGCTACGCCGTCACTGGTCACAGGGCTCAGTGCGTTCTGGACCAGTTCTACCTCGTTGACACATTCCACCCTGAATATCAGCTTGTTATCAGTGGTGGCAAAGTCGATCAAGTTACCGGAGTCACGGCCAACCTTCAAGCTGGCGTTATAGACCGAGGTGATTCCGGTCTGGGCCGCGTCTACCGTGATGGTCATATCGTAAGGATCGCCGTCAGTGCCGTTATCTGTATCGGTCCAGTTGGTAGTGACACCGGAACCGATAAACTTCACTTCCTTGGCGTTGGAGATCGCTACCTCAGTCCCGTCATCATCTTCCAGTTGGAAGGAAGACATCGTGCCTGCACCAACATAGGTGCTGATGTCCGATGCTGGTATCTGCTTAGTGGTAGTGCCGTCGATGACTATGAAAGCATCAGCATCGCAGATAGTTATCGAGGAAGTGGACTTGGCCGAACCATCTAGAAAATTCAACTCTTCTGGAGTCGAGCCTACCTGGGTAGTAGAAGCTGAAGCTAAAACTGGAAGATACCCGG